GCGTCAATAGCAGCAGTAGTTGCTACCTTTGTATCTCCACTAGACCAAGTAACTCCACTAGCAATAGTTTCTGAAGAGTCCTGTCTAAGGAATAAAGCTTCAGCTTCTGTTTCTGTGTAGTATCTGTTGTCTAGTTGTCCAGCGTTTAATTCAGTCTCCGTGTAATATCTGTTATCTAACTGACCGGCATCTAGCTCAGTCTCTGTGTAGTATCTGCCATCAGCAGCACCACCAGTTATTTCAGATTCTGTAAAATATAAACTATTTAATTGACCACCGTTAAGTTCTGCTTCGGTGTAGTATCTACCGTCAGCAGCACCATTAGTTATTTCTGTTTCAGTAAAATATCTATTATCTAATTGTCCAGCATCTAGCTCAGTTTCTGTGTAATATCTACTATCAATTAAACCACCAGAGGTAAGTTCAGTTTCAGTAAAGTATCTGTTATCTAGTTGACCAGCATCTAGCTCAGTTTCTGTGTAATATCTATTATCTAAAGTTCCTGATACTATTTCAGAATCACTAACAGAGTTAGCTTGTATATGTTCAGCTCCTACAGAATCATCAGCTAATTTTGTACTATCTATAATGTCAGCTTCTAAATGAACTCTGTCTATAGATCCATCTACATATTGGTCACTATCTACTGAGTTAGCTGACATATGAGAAAGATCAACTGACCCTGTTGTAATATGTTCTGAATTGACAGCATTATCGGCAAGTTTTGTACCGTCAATAATGTCTGCTTCTAAATGAACTCTATCAATACTTCCGTCTACATATTGGTCACTGTCAACTGAGTTAGGTGACATGTGTACAAGATCTATAGAACCATCTACATAATGTTCAGAGTCTATACTGTCATCTGCTATTTTAGTGCCATCTACAGCATCTGCATTAATTTTTACACGTGTTACTGCGTTAGAACCTAAAGCTGTAGCATCTACTGAACCGGGAGCATAGTGTTCTGTATCTATTGAATCTGCTACATAATGTTCAGAGTTAATAACATCATCTTGTATATTATCTCCGTCTATAATGTCGTTAGCTAAATGTTCGTGATCTATTGAACCAGCTACATAATGTTCAGAATCTATTTGGTCATCTGCTATTTTTGCATTTGTAATAGCATCAGCTTGTATATCTTCTGTTTCGACAGGACGAGTTTGTAGCTCGTGTATAGCCATTAACGATTGTTCTACGTTAGCATTTAAGTCTATAGCACGAAGAGAAGAACCGGCTGCAAATACAGCTTTAGGATCTTCGTCACCGTTAGCTTTACCAACAGTGGTTTCTCTATATACTCTAACACGTACACCAGTTTTAGGTGCTCCAGAACTCTCTTGTACAGAGCTGTCTATACTGGTATTGTTAAAGTCTATATGAGTAGGGTTGCTGACATTGTCAACAGTATATTTAGTTGTCGCTTGTGTTACTCCGTTAAGAGAAACTTTTACATCTTCAGTTTGTATGACTGGGAAGGTGTACGTAAATTCCAGATCGGAACCATTGGGGGCACCTCCACCATTGTCGGTAAATGTTGCCATTTTAATTTAATTTAATTGTTTGGCGGTGGATTATTTTCTCATGTTTACAATTTCTTTAATTGTTTCACCTGATACGTTTTTTCTTCTTTTTTTATAATCTTTTTCTTTACGTATTAACTCTTGCACATCTTCTTCTTTCTTAACTTGTGCCCAAGCTTTTTTTTTAGCTTTATTAAGAATTTTAGTTATAGCTTTTACATGAAGAAAATCTTTAGGTTGTAAGTCAGCTTCTCCATTTTTTAACTTGTACTGCATCTTTGCAATAGAATATTGCATATTAGGATTTTGTGCAAGTTTTTCAAATTGTGCAAGAAGGTTTTGATCTCCCATTGCTTTTTGAAACTTTGATCTTACATAAGGACTTTCACTTAAATCAGTACCATCAGGAGCACTGAAACCTATAGTTCTTAAGTTATATCCACTATTAAATAAAAACTCTCTTCCCGGAGAATAATCTAAATTAAACTGAACCGGAGAAATTGCATTAAACATTCTAGTAATAAAGTCGTGATCTTTAATAGGTTCTCCAGTTAATATATCATACTTTATTGCAAGTGGTTGGTCAGATAAACCTTCACTAGCTAAGTTTCTATTTCTGATAGAACTTTGTATATCAGAACCTAACTCTCTTGTATATGGTGTTAATACTTTACCTATTTCATTTCTAAGACTAGATAAAGGAATAGTGTTATTCATTAAAGAAGCAAGTATTCTATTTTGCTGTCCGGGTGCTCCGGAGAATAAATCTACAAAAGACTGTAGTCCAGCTAAATATGATTTACTTGTAACTGTACTGGTTAAAGCCATAGCTAATTTCGCTAATCTATCTTCAGCCCATTCTTCACCCATTAATTCTTGGTGATCTCCTATATCTCCTACTAATGCAAGTATTTGGTTGTAAGGTTCAAATGCATCATAGCTAACCCATTGTCCACCTATTCTCACTGTTCTAGGTTTCCAACCCATATCCATCCAAGCTTGTCTTTTCTTTCTATCTGTTGGTCCATTACCATGTAAATTACCAGATAGATAACTTTGACCAGCCATAAATAAAGCTGCTGTACCCATCGCAAATCTTCCTTGTTGTACAGTTTGTGCAGTAAGAAGATCTCTTTCGTTAGTTATCCCATATTTTTGTAAATGAGATAAGTCAGCTCCGGGTTTAGTAAATGCAATATCATTCCATTCTTTAACTAAGAAGTTAAATCCGGGAGTATGTTTTGCTGTTAAAGTTAATCCGTTAATACCAGTTCTAGCAAATAGGAAGAAAGGTCTAGCCCAAGGTGCATCATTAAATGTGTTTTCTAGATTCTTTGCAAAACCCGTTAAGTCTTGAGTAAGAGTAGCTTCTCTTTTTGTGTAAGCTGCTGCTTCGTCAGTTAAGTTCCCGTCTGAATCAAATATCTTTGCATTGAATTTATCTTCAGCATTTCTAAAAAATGTAGCATCAAAGTTTTTAAATGCTCCATCTCCCATCTGTTCAGTTGCTTCTAAGAAAGCTTTTTCTCTAGCTCTAGCTCTACCTATAATTAATCCAAACGCATCATCAGTTGATGCCATGATTTTTGTAGAGTAGGTAAACATATTTTGGTTGTTTGCCCATCTAGCTAGGTTTGCCATTCTGTAAATAGCTTTATCACCAATACTAGCAGTAGCAGAGTTTTCAGCCCAATGTCCATACATAGCCCATTGGTCATCAGCTTTAGTTTTTTCTATAAACCTTGTTTTCATTGAAGATATATCACCACTCCAATAAGCATTTAATCTTGTTCTAAACAATTCAAATGATTCTGGGATAGCTTCACGCATAGCGTTTAAACTAGCTAGTCCAGCTCTTGCAGTTATAAAGTCACCTTTCAAAGCTCCACCAAGTGCCATAGCCATTGGGCGTGCAAATGATGCAGTAGCTGTACCCATGACTGCTCTAACTGATGTCTTAGGTCCAGATAAAACACTATGAGTAAACACACTGCCTAACTCTTTTATAAGTGCTCCAGTCTGTTTAGGTCCACCTTTCCACTGTCCACCTTTGAGCTTGTGACGCATAAAAGCATCAAAGTCATCTAAAGTCTGGACTCCTTTAGCCATAGATATACCTTCAAAGATAGTTTTAAATAATTCATCTCCACCATCTTCAGGAGCTATTTTCATAGCTAAACGGAAAGCATCAATACTTTGTTTAACTCTTTCGTCTACTATCTCATCTACTTGTGCTCTAGTAGCACGATCTCCTAACTCTCTAAATTGTTGTGATAATTCAGCTTTTTGAATAGCTCTTAATCTTAAACCAGCAATAAGTTTTTCAACTAATTGTTGTGCTGGTCCATCAACAGCTCTTAAGTCATAAAGGTTCTCTAGCTCTCTTCCTGTAATACCTAAATCTCTTATTTCTTTCATAAGAGTTCCATTTACAGTGTCAATGATTGGAGCCATTTCTCCAGCTACAAATTCATAATTTTGACTACCTGTACGTTGGATCTTTTCTTTTGTTACTTGTGCCCAGAACTCATCAACATTAATATCAGAAGTATTTCTACCTTCATATATTTCTTTTGCTAATTTAGAAACCTTTGCATAATAAACATCTTTTGGTATTCCTTGTCTTGCAGCAGTTTCGTCTAATGATTTTATATATCCTTCACTAACTCCTCGTTTTAAAACTTGTTTAATAGTTTTTCTAGCTTCAGTAGAACTTGCAGCTATTCTGTCCACTTCTACATTAGAAAGAACAGAACCAGCAGATCCTTCTTCAGCTCCCCATCTAGATTCTATATCATCTAAACTTTTACTAGCAGATTCTAAAGACTCTAAAGAAGTTGCATTACCTTGGTGTTGTTGTTTAAGTTTATTATTTTTAAACGCACCAAATCCGGGTAATTCAAGTTGTTCAGTAGCTTTTTCTGCTACTTGATCTCGAACACTTTCAGCTCTTATATCAGTTACCTGTTTTAGATCTACTACATCTTCTCCACCTTTAGCATTCTTAACGATAGCTTTACCAGCTCCTTTACCAGCAGATCCCATTATATGAATCAGGTTGTCAAATACAACTCCAAGAGCCATACCTTCTACAACGTTCTTAAAGGTTTTCATAGCTGGGTGGTCGTGTTCCTTAGTAGCTAATGGAGTATCTAACCATCCCCATTTTTCTTTTAGTATTCCTGAAACATTATCGTCTTGGGATGTTTTAGAAGTAAGGTCAAACTTTGCACCAACTGCCGCACCCTTTACTAAGTTACGTCCAGTAAGCTGTTTAGTCTTTCCTAAAAATTTAAACTTAGGAGTTACTTTTAATTTATGTGCAGCTATTCTAGCTTTTCTTGCTGCCCTCAAAGCTTTAGGAGCGTTCTTACCTACTGTTAAGCCAGCTCCAACAACTTTAGCAGCTTTAGCTCCTTTAACAGCTTTAGCTGTAGAAGCTAATTTTGCTATGCTTCCAAGCTTGCCTGCTCCCGGGATAGGAACTGCAAGAGTAGTACCTACATGAGTAACTCCTCTTACTAATCCTCCCCACCAAGTTTTTGTTTCTAAAGGATTGTCGTCATCAACAAACCAGTCGTCCCATTCAGCTTTGTAACCGCCTTCTTTGTTTTCTCTACCCATCTCCCCAGTAAAGTAATCAATGATTCTTTCTGGAAGAGTGACTAAAGAAGAAGCGGTATCTTGTACACCGCCTGCAACTCCTACAGCAGTGTCTTTTAGGTAATAACCTAAACCTTTTTTCTTGTCTTTTTCTTTTTGCTCAGCTTCCTGAGTTGCAAGTATTTCGTTATTTTCTTTTGCTTGTTGTTGTTCTAGTTCAAAGTTCTTTCTGTATTCTTCCTGCTTTTCAGCAGCTTCTTGACGAGACAATGCCGCAGCATCCATCTCCTCATCAGAGTAACCTTCTAGTCCAATTTCAATTGTTGGAATGTCATTTTCCATGTTACCTCGGTAAAATATGAAATCTAAACGGAGACATAACCGCAGTTAAATGTCGTCGTTTAAAACTTCAGGGTTGTTAAAAATTGTAGTGTCTTTTGTTGTCTCTTCTTCAGTTTCTTCATCTTCCAACATCATCGCTCCTTGTATTACGGAGTAAGTATTTGGATTTTTAAAGATTGCTCTGAGAATAGATTTGTTTTCTGTTAGTTCTTGTGAAAGTTGTTTTTCGTCTAATGGTTCTTCGTTAAACAAAGCTAATTGAGCAGTTGCCAGATCTGTAGGAGCAATACCTAATAGTTTTGCTACACGTACATAATATTGTGGCATATCTGCAACACGTTTCAAAGGAGACTTTGACCAAGCAATAAGTTCTTGTTCATTCTTTCTCCCTGCTAGTGACATTCTGTTTGTTTTCCATGCACCACCTCTTCCTGATTCACTTCCTCCTACTACGTTGTACGCGAATGTTTTCTCTTGTTCTGTAGGTTCGTAGTCATCTTCTTTTATTATCGCATTGATTCTTGCTTCGTCGCCTCTTAAAGCTTGTACCGCCTTCATACCTTGACTATGTGCTAAGGTATGATCTTTATTAACAGCATATGCCATTTTATAAGCTGAATTATATACAGCTTCTATTGAACCTCTAAGTTGTAAAAATTCGATTGATTTAATATCTGATACTCCAAACTCACTTTCTAAAGTTGTTTGAGTATATGTATTGAAAAGATTTTGATTGTCTTTGTAAGCTTGAGTTCCCGGTGTTAGGGGTGAGTCGTCGCCAAGAATGTCTCCTTTAAATTTATCGTACACTGCTGTACTTACATTTTTTAATTGGAAAGCATATACACCACCTTGGTATCTTCTAGCCTCAGTTAATCTTTTTGTAGCTTCGTCATCATCTTGATAACCTTGTAATTTATTAGATATTTCTAAAGGTATATTTCCATCATATTTTATTTTAAATGCTTTACGAAGTGTAGCTTCTTTAGCACTACTAATCGGACCCATTTGTTCTAATAAACCTACATCTGTAGCTACTTTATTGTCGAGTATGTCCTTTTCTGTTTTGTCAACTTCAACACCAGCTCTTACTATTGCTTCTCTAAGACTTTCATTTCCTTTTGCTTTAGCAATAGTTCTTGTACCTGAACCGCCCTCAAATTCTTCGTCTATTAAAGTTAAAGCTTGAAGCTGAGTTATTTTTTTATCTTTAACTAACGCTACAAGGTTTAATGCGTATTGAGCATTAGCCTCTTCCATTGTAGCTCCTCTATATCGACCTCTATAAAATTTAACAAAATTATTATAGTCGTTAATACCCTCTTCATTTCCAAGGTTAATAGCGTTTTCTGTGCTTCTTAAGTCATTTGCTAGTCTTAAATTTTTATCGGCTTCTTTTCTGTCTGCACGAGCTTGTCTTGTTTGCTCTGCTTCAAAATTATCAATAGGTTTCTTTATATACTTAGCAACCATTGCTTCATTTAAACCGCCTAGTTGCCTAGCAAATTCAAATTTAATTGTTTGATTTAAACTAGCATATTCTGCTTCAGTTGGTTGGTAGTCACTGGTAGATTGAGGAAACTTAACTTGAACAGTTTGACCATTTTTAACAACGTCAATACTTATGTTTTGTTTAGCTTCCCGATAAAAGTCAGGATAAGTTAAACCTTTTTTCTTAGCAAACTCTTCAGCTACAGCATACTGTTCCCAACCAGACATGTTTCTAAATTCATCAGCAGTTATAGCATCACCAGTTTTTGCTTCGTAATTACTTGCTGCTGTGTTTATATCTACATGATCTTGAAATAATAACTCTCTTCCAGTTTCAAAATGTTCTGAAAGATTATCACCAACTCCATTAGTTAAAACTTTTAACTGTAAAGTTGCTATTCTATCTGATCTAAACTTGTCTCTTTTCTTTTGTATAATATCTCCAACCTTACCAGATAACTTAGATAAACCTTCCCAAGTCTTTTCAGTGTTTCTAATTCTATCTTCTGCATTTTGTTCAAGTTGTTGAAGATACTTTTCTTCTTGTGATCGTACTTGTTGATCTTGTTTAGTCTGTTCAGGGATAACATCTACTATTTCTTGAGGTGTAAAATCTCCTGAATCGACCACATAGTTAGGAATTTCTGCCATAATTTAATTAGCTATTGTAAAAACTTTGAGAATAAGGTCCAATATAATTTGTCGTTTGATTCCCGTAATTGCCCGGTGTCTTAGCATTTTGAGCCATGTTGCCTTCTATACCAGCACCTAATGCCTGACCCATGCCTAACATAAATGTCATGCCTACGTTCTGCATTACTGGTTTTGGAGGAGCCATGTCTTGTATTGGTGTAAGGGCTACCTTTCCAAAGGATCTGTTTAAAGTTCCTTTTAATTTTCTATTAATATTTTCATTAGTGTCTTTAGCTTCATAGTAAGATCCTGCTAAAGCTCTTGATCTCATAGCTTGTTTTAAACCTAAGCTTGCTGAGTTCATTACTAATTGTCTAGCTACAGACGCACCACGTACACCACGTTCTGCGGCGGATGCTTCTATGTCTCCCTCTGCCTTTAACATTGATTTGAAATCTTCTTGGTTTTGTAAAATAGCCAATGATCTGTTGTTGTAAAGGGATGCTTGTACTTTTGAGTAAGCACGTTGAGCTGCAATTTTAGATGCGTCAACCTCTTGTTCAAACTGTACTTTCTTTGTTTTGTAAGTAGTGGTATCAGCCATCCACTTACGTTCTCTCATTTTTAGTTTATGTTGATAAAGTCTCTTTTTCTCTTTGTTAGCTTGAGAAGCCGCCATCGCGTTTCCTACCGCTCCGACTGCTGGACCTATTGCTGCTGGACTGCACACGGCAAAATTCTATAAAGGATAAATTGTTTGGTCCGTAGGGAAATCTCCTAAGAAATTTAAAACCTAAAAACCTAAGTAACTTAACATGGACTTTGTTTCTTTCGTCTACAAAGTTCCACAGTAACTTTTCTGTTCTTGAGTTCACATACCGTCTTGCTTCACGAGCAAAGGTATGAGGATAATCGTAAATAGCATCTGTACATAGCATCCATATTTGTCCATTGTCGTGGACTCCTGCCATGCCTGCTATCTTTCCGTTAGGTACCTTAAAATACACTGAGTCGCAGTTTTGGTAACTTACAACTAGAGCATTTTCAGGGTCATGTCCATGACCTTCAGTAACCTCTTTACGGTCATCGGGTAATAAATTAGAAGCCACCTCAAGGGCAGCTTCCAATGTTGCTGGGTGAATGTATTTAGACACGCTTGTAATTATTGTTTGTATAAACTCCTTCCCACGTCATGTTGTGAACTGTAGCTGGAGCTGGGTGTGTAGATTTAAGTGTTAATGCTGCATCTATATTTCTGTCATAGATAGGAACTGTTCTTATAATATTATCATCAACCATAGCTTGTGCATTGGCTTTGTACTGGTCAGCACCAGTTACTTCAAATACTTCTGTATAGTCAGTTCTTCCAGTTCTACTTAATGTAGTTTCATATATACCTACTGGACCAAAACCAAACTTTACTCTATGTAGTATTGTATTAGCTCTAGTATCAGCTCTCCAGTTTGCACCAGATTGAATTAAGTAATACAGAGTTGGTAGTTTAACTTCCATGGTAAACTGATGACCAATCAAAAATGTTTGACTAGACCAGTTACCATCTATTTCTAAGTTACTACCATTAATAGTTATCAATCCATATCTACCTAATTCAGTACCAGAATCAACATCATAAGCTGCTAGTTGATTTGTACTTTCTATACCAGTTGGTTTAGGAAATGTTGTCTTCTTAGTTGTAGCATTGTAAGTGTTGGATGCTGTTGTTACTGACATCAAATGATCTAAGTGTACTCTATTTTCTGCAATAGCAAAAGTATTAGAATCCATTTTAATACTATATTTAAGTAATTGATCTTTGTTGTTGTTCCGTACAACTACAAATAAACTATCATCTTGCATACAATGGTATTGAATAGTTCCTGTCAATGTCCACTTAAACCAAGCTGCTAATTTTCTGTCTTCTATTTGGTCAAAGTATCTATATCCATACAAAGTAGATGTACCCTCTTCACTAAAAAGAACGATATCATTTTCTCTGGAGTTAGATATAAGTTTTAAATCTTGTTCAAATAATTTAGGAACTACCGCACTTTGTTCAATTACTTGAGGTTCACCTTCTCTTTGTACCTGTGCCATCTCAAAGAATCTTGAAAACTTACCGGCATTATCTAAGAAGCCTACTGTAGTACCAAGAGAGATAGGGTTAGTTGCAAAGTTAAAGTTGTAAGTAGAAAGAGCATTGATTTTAGCTGTAGTAGGGCTGAACACGTCACTATCTGTAGTGAGCATGAATTGTTGGTTTTTAGAAAATAATAATAAACCTGTGTTTACTTGTATCCCATCAAATAAAATTGCTGGATATTCTGAACTAGCTGCTATGTCTATTGGATCACTAGCTATAAGTTGTATAGCTGACTTAGCAAAGAAGTTAGTAAAGTCTCCGGGACGAGACATAACTATAAATTCATCAGCAAGTATTGCAAATCTATTTCTAAAAAATAATAATTTACTTATAGTGTTACCTATAAATGAAGGCTCTGGGTTAGTAACGTCATCACCAACTATAGCATCATCCCATTGAGGAACAGAATAAGTTGTACCAGAAATAGTATAGGTAGATCCATTAAGTTCAGTTAATCTAAAATTACTGTCAGCAGTTCTTATAAGAAGCACTGGCATTTTAGAATATTTTAGTCTTATTTTTCTACCCGGCTTAGCACATTCTTCCCATGTACCCTCACCATCTTTATCATTATTACCAAAAAATTTAACGTAATGATTATCTTCTTCTGCAACACTATTAACAACCTCTACAACCATCCCGTGCTTGCACTGAGAGGGCAAATCACCTATATCATTAACTTTACTAGCTACGACGTTTAAGAGCTGTCCTACGGGCGTAGAGGCGTTGAATATAGAACTACGTTTTATATGTAGTCCTGTACCAATAGTTGTTATATCTGAATTAGAAAAATTTCCACCAGCTATTAACTCTGTTCTAATATCTCCAAGAATACTTTCAGCAGTAATAGTAGTTTCAGTATCAAAAGGTGTTGGTTGTGGTCTTACTAAACCAAGGTTTGCTTGTACGATAGATTCACTAGATGCTTCTATTGTTACTTTGTAATAAGCATCTTTCATAAATACATAAAAGTAGTCACCTGTTTGCCAACCCTCTCCTCCATGAAGTAGATCGTATGTAGTTGTATATCTTGCTTGATATGTTGTAGTTTGGCTAGTCCCAGATCCTTCTGTATAAGGAACTGACTGACCAGTTGTAGCTATACGAAAATATAAATTTTTCCTACCAGTTTGACTGCCTTGGTTTGATGCATTAAATATGTTAACTGTGTAACTATAGTTAGTGTCTGACTGACTACCACTAGCCAAAGTTCCACCAGTAGCTCCCTCGTCAGTAAGAGTAGTACCAGTGCTAACACTAAAGATACGTGTACCTACATTAGGTGCAAAAGCATCTCTACCATCTCCGGCTTCAGTACCACATCTAGCATTATTTGCGTCACCTCTAGTTGCATGTGTTCTCATTTTAAAAGCAGAATCACAATAATTATTACTTGAGTTTACAAGAGTCACGTTTATACGTGTAGCTGTAGTAACTGTTGAGGTGTTAGTGTTATCAAAAACATTTAACGCATATTGTTTTGCATAAGATATAGTTTTTAATTCAATAAAAACTTCTTTTTTAAAATTTGTGTCAGGTTCTGTAGTAGTATCCATCTCAGTAACGACGGATCTGTTGTTGAGATAAGTAAAGTCATTAAGAGTTAAGGTCTGTATATCTTCGTCACCTGTATGAGTTAAATATGTGTTATTTCCTATTGCATTGACTACAGTCTTTTCACTTCCAGTCAAACAATCCCACATTTTTACAACACCATTACGTGCTATCTGTCCTATGTACTGTTCATTCTCATCACGATAGTAGTGAAACCACTTACCGTTAGTTGTGGAATTATTTGAACCATCAGATAAAGATGCCACAAACTTTCCAGCCGGTCTTTTTGTTAGTCCTTGGGTTACATCAGGTAAAGCATTTACCATGTCTTTAACCTGTCCGGGAATTTTATTTTCGTCAGGTTGTTGTGATATACCCCCAGTTAAATTTGGTATAGTTTGTGTAATAGTTGCCATTATCTAATAAGTGCTTTGTAAGGTTGATAAGATCTATAATTACTTTCATGTGGGAAGCCAAAGAAAGTATGGTCTCCCTGTTCACAATCGTACTCTAATGCAGTTGCTTTAGTTTG